GGCTGAGATAGTTCAGTTCCATTTTGCTTGACATTTGAGTCAGATGACGGTGCCGCTTGCAAGAGTTGGTTCCCTTGCATGACATCTACCTTCGGCTTTGGAGCGGGTAAGCTCAGCTGAGGCATGCCATCGATCGTTCCAGCATATTGATCTAGCTCTTTGCAGTAGGCTATGACCTCTGCAGTGCTGATTCCTAATGCTTGAGCCACTATATCTTCATGTCCATGTTCTTGGGGCCATGCAGCACCTCGAAACTCGGGCAGTGAATAATAGGGTACATCACGATCGGCGTCCGTAGAATCGACATTAGGAGCACATCTTTGGTAGCATCTACACCATTGGCTTATAATTGGTGTGAGACTGTCTGTGATGAGGTATCCATTTGTCTTAGCAAATCCGGCAACGGCGGTATCGTTGATGGTATCCACCGTAGTGTGTATTTTCATCAACGCTCGATCAGGTGATTGGATCGAAGCGGCCGTGGTCCAAGGATCAACAAAGATCCTGGACAGGAACGATATGGTATCGCCTTTTGACGCGATTTTCTCTATCTTTAACGTTAGTCCCAGATTACGTGCTACTGCTTTTCTTCCTTCAGCTCCAATGCCCAAGTGTGGCTGCACTGAATCATCACCGCAGATGAGGCCTATAGCATTAAATGCCTCTTGTGGGTTCATTCTGAACTTACGATTGGTTGCGTAAGCTGAGAAAGCATTGATGAGAGTGTTACCATCACTAGTTAGTGGAGACCCACTCAGTCGTGAACAGCCTGGGTTGTAACGCAGGGTGCCATGTACTGATCTAGGATCTAATTCTGCATGGAGTAAGGAATACAGATCATCTCTATGTTCTTCAGATACCCATCCGAGATACACAGCGAACTCGACTTGAGTTCTCAGCTCTCGATTGATGTGCCCATCAAAACGACTGAAGTCAGTTTCCACTAGCATATCATGTTGACTGGCTAGAGTGGAGAGACGTTCAGCAATCGTTCTGGGTGAGCATCCGGGTATGTAGAAATCAAATCTCTTCAACACTTGCTGCTTCATGGCTAGTGTATAGGAGCTTAGTCGCAAAGTATGCATTGTCGGCATTGACGAAATGTTGCGTGGGTCATTTGCGGCAGAATACGCTTCACGTTTCTGAAACGCTTTGACCAACATATTCTCTTCATCGTCCC